TGTGTTCCAACCCCCTATAGCTCAGAATAGCCTATAACAAGATGTTACTGAGATGACATCCAACGAATAGGAGTTAGGCGATGCGTGCTCATCCGACGAAGTATGCGGGCGTGATGTTCCGGTCCAGGCTTGAGGCGCGATGGGCGGCGTTCTTTGATCTGATGGAGTGGGCCTGGCAATATGAGCCGACTGACGAGGCGGGATGGGTTCCTGACTTCATGCTGACCAAGTCCAATACCCCGGTCGAGGTCAAATCGCTTGAGTGGGCGTCGATCTGGGCAATGGCGCGCGATACGACGCATAAGCCAGAGCTTGCGAAGGTGCGTGAGTCGGATCGGCTAAGCGCGCTCGTCTTGGGCGCGTATCCGTTCGAGGAGGGTGCTAAGGCGGTCATTGGCGCGTATCTGACGAAGTTCGACGACTACCCGCCCTTCGCGGCGGCGCTGGCGTGTAGCGTAGGCGGGAAGATCGATTTGTGGGGTGAATCTCACGTTGATTTCTTGTATTTGGCGAGTGGCGAAGCTACGTTTCGGAATGAAAAGAGCCTCGCGCCGTTCGCCGCGATCAATGCGGCGTGGCGCGAGGCGGGTAACAGGACACAGTGGAGGGGCGCCGAGCGGGCTTTGTGGACTTAGCGCAGCATCCACAGCGCCCACAGCGCCGCCGTCAGATAGAGCGCCTGCGCCAGGAGCGGCAGAGCGTCGCGCCAAGCCTCATGGGGCGGGCGGGCACTCATGCGCGCAGCTCGTGATTGTGTTCTGCCATGTGGCGGCGCGCTTCCGTCATAGCGTTTGCGAGGTCGACTCCGTGGCGTTCGGCGTAGTCGATCAAATCGCAGAAGATGTGAAAAATTGTCACATCGGTCGGCGATGGGCTTTCGAGGCGCGCGTCTAGCACATAATCGTCGAGCATTTTGTTGATGCGTTGAATGCTGCGCATAGGTTTCTCCTTTTCAGAGGGTTCGCCGCGTCGCGGGAGCGGCGCGGCGGCGGGCGTTAGGTTTTTGCTATTCCGGAGCGGCGTCGCGCCAAGCCTCATGGGGCGGGCGGGCGGTCATGCTGTGGTCTCCAATGAAGCGCGTCGCGCGGCGACGTATGCGCTGAGAATGGGGTGCGCCGTTTCGATGTCGCTCCAGCGCGGCCATTGCGACGCTGTTGTGTGAAATTTCTCAGGAAAGTCGGTTGTTTGTGCGTATTCAGCGCGGTAGGCGGCGCGCGCCTCGACGATGCGAGCGAACCACGGTTCGACGCTTTCTGGCAGGCGGCGGCGCTCGCTCTCGTCGTGGTAGGCGACGAGCTCTGCCCACTGTTCAGGAGTTTGACGGGCGCGGTAGTTACCCGTCACGCCGTAGTTCGGCAACCTGGAATGCCAAGCGCCGCCGACATACAGGCCGTTTTCGCTGCTCGGGGCGAGGACGAGGCGTGGCAGGGCTACGGATGTCGTCTGATCCCATAGGCGCTGTTCAGGGTTCCACATACGCACGCCGATCGAGTTGAGCGTCTGCGCCACGCCGTAGCGGCTCAGGACGGCCATGTCGGCGGCGGGATAAAGCGTCTCGAGGTGTATGGCGACGATTTCGGCGACCCGGTCGCGTTCGGCCGCGTCGAACATGCAGCTTTGGTAGTCCTGCCAAGCGTCGGTTACAAGTTTTGATAGGATCAAGGCGTCGGCGCGCGGGCGATAGCGGTCCGAAGGCTTCGGGATGAGCATGCTTTCTCCTTTTTAGCGAAGTTGTTCGCCGTCGACGTCGAGCCAGTGGTCCGGCGGAAAGCCGAACGATCCTTGCGACGTGTGCAGGACGGTGCATTGCGGCGTTTCGCGTTCGACTGATTCGACTACGGCAAACTCGAATGGCGATTCTGGGATTGCCGTTTCGCTTGTCTCGGCGCCTTGCGAATCGGCGTAAGGATCGTTTTGCAGGTCGATTAGATCGCCGACGCGAACATGATCGACGCGACGTTGAACGACGCCGTCCTTGTATCTGTCTTTTAGCATAGCTTTCTCCTTTTCAGAATGTCCGCCGCGTCGCGGGAGCGGCGCGGCGGCGGGCGTGTGGTTTCTGTTATTCCGAAGCGGCGAGGCGCCCGAACGTTTGAGCGCGGACGCGCTGGTACTCCGCATAGACCTGAGCGCGGACGCGCTCGTACTCCGCATCGGCCTGAGCGCGGACGCGCTCGTACTCCGCATCGGCCTGAGCGCGGACGCGCTGGTACTCCACATCGGCCTGAGCGCGGACGCGCTGGTACTCCGCATAGACCTGAGCGCGGACGCGCTCGTACTCCGCATCGGCCTGAGCGCGGACGCGCTCGTACTCCGCATCGGCCTGAGCGCGGACGCGCTGGTACTCCGCATCGGCCTGAGCGCGGACGCGCTGGTGCTCCGCATAGACCTGAGCGCGGACGCGCTCGTACTCCGCATCGGCCTGAGCGCGGACGCGCTCGTACTCCGCATCGGCCTTAGGCGAGAGAAGATTCTGCGCGGCCCAATTCCAGTCGAATTTATCGTCGACGGACAGGCAAACCGCTTCCGTGATTTCTGTTCCGTGCGGAAACGTCTCGGCGAACAGCGTGACTTGCGAGGCGCAAGCGCCTTTCGCCTGCAACATGCGTTTGGTGATTTTCATTGGCCTATCCTCAGTGTGAAAGAGCCTCGAGCATCGCTAGCAAACCGCCGACAAAGGCAGCAATTGCTGCTAGCTCAAGAGCGTCCAGGAGAAGGGCGCCCGCGCGTCTGAGCGCCAAGCGGCGGCGAAAGCCCGGTGAGCGTAGCGGCGCCCGCCGTGGCGCGTTGGGGGCAATCCAGGCGGTCATCGCGGCGCCGATTGGTTTGGAAAAATAACGTCGCGGTTCGGTTTGCTGCGAGGGCGATCGCATTCGACCCATACGCGCGAACCGTCCGGCAAGCCACCGCTGAAATAGTCGCCGCTCCACCCAAACCGATTGCAGAGCGTCAGGGCAGCTTTGGCGTGATTCGCGTCGTCGCCTAGCGCGTCATTCCAGGCTAGCGTACAACTGCCGGCGCTCGCTGTCGCTTTGACGCGCGAGCCGCGGACGTTCCCAGGGCCGTGGTATTTTGTGACGATTGCTTGTGACATTTTCGTTTCTCTCGCTCGTTCGGTTATGGCGCGCTTTTCTCGAGAATTTGGCGCGCGGCTTCTTTGTAAAGACAAACATTGTTTGCAAAGGAACACGCGTTGACGTCGCCAGCGTCGCGTATCGCTTTCCATACGCTGCTTGGCGTGAGGTTAAACAAATCATCCCAGCGGCGCAGAGGTATGTCGTTCATGTGCGGGTCGGTTGACGCGCGCAGATCGCTTAAGCTGATATGGTTTAGTAAGATTCTTTCAATTTCTGGCGTAACGAATTGGCCGTAGAATCGGCGATGCGCCGCAGTGCTGTTTGGCGTGGCGAGGTAGTCTTGTCGGGTGAACATTTTCGTGTTCCTCTTGTTTAGAGATCAAATTTTCGTGATTAGTCGCCGAGGTAGTAGAAAGCCCGGTCTGCGCTGAAAGTGAGCGATCCGCCTTGATTCTCGCAGAAGGCTTCGTAAGCCTTCATGTCGATTTCTTCGATCGCCTGGCCTTCGAGTCCAGCTTCGCGTATGTCGCCGCTGATCAGCTGGACAAGCAGTGCATTGCATTCGGCTGGCGACCAGGCGGCGACCTCTTCGCGCGACCAGGCGCCATAGCCGCGCAGATGGCCGCGCAGCGCGTCGAGTTGTTCGGGTGTGGTGAGTATTGGCGACTCAGCGCCTTCCCGCAGCGCCGCTTGCCAAGTCTCAGGGCCAGCGTTTGGCCCGCCCTCGGATCGGCTATGCGAGAATTCGAATGGATCGGCGGAATTGAAGAATTCCGTAATGTCGATTTCCATGATTCGCTCCTAGTAGTTCAGACGTCGATAGCGACAACGGCGAGAAAGTCGGTTTCATCGACCGTCACGCCATCGGGAATCTTGTCGAGGTGAATGTGTTCGCCTAGACGTTCTTGTTTGATCCTCGCCAGCACGTTCGGAAACAGATCCGAGTTAGCGAGTCCGCCGAATTTGGCGTGCTGGCGAAACGCGTTCATGTCGCAATGCGAGCGCGTTAGCGTCGGAACGTCCAGGACGCGAAACGCCATCGTTCCGTCGATATTGTGCACGTTGCGGACTTTCGCCTTGAATTCGATTCGCGCCATGATTCGCCTCGCTCGTTCGGTCGAATTGACCGCTAAATCTTGCCGCGCTCCTCAGTCGCGGCAAGGGTTAGCGTTCAGTTCGCAGTGGCGAGATCAACGTATTCGTCCCAAATTTCAGCGAGAATGGATTCGGTCGGCATGTCGGGATCGATGCGTTTCCATGCGTCGATTTCGTCGCGCAGAGTCGTTGCGTCGTCGCCTTGGACGAAGAGCGATTTCTTGGCGGGATGATTGTGCAGCGCGTAGCTGATTCCACCGCCGTAAGAGACAAGCGCGAATCGGTCGGAAGTGAAGATTTCGATGCGAGTCATTGTCAGCTCCTCTTGCTTGATCGTTCGAATAAGCCGCGCCTTTCGACGCGGCTTAATGCAACGGTCAGGCGAATTCGCGATTGTTGGCGCGGAAGATTGCCATTGCGCCGCGGTCAAGAGATTTGCGAAGCGTCGCGCGCCAAAGCGAATAATAGCAGGCGTCAATATCCGCTTCGGAAACAGGCTCGAGCTCGGCTGTGATGTATGCGGCGCCGAATGCTTGTTCGCCGCTTGGCCCTTCGTAAACGGTCGCCAGCACGCCGTAATCCGCTTCGCCGTCAATCTCGATTGTGCGGATTATATGGCGGCGGACTCGCTTGCCGGCGATGTAGTCGTTGACGACAAGGGCGCGCAGTGCGGCGTAGGGCGATTCGTTATCGTCTAAGTCAACGATGGAGCGCGGGAAGTTTCCTTCGTTTCCGTCGCCGCGGCGATAAAGGTACGTCTTGACCATGATTCGCTCCTATTCGCTTCGCTCATTCAGTGAATCGAGAATGCGCCTTGTTTCGACAGTTGTCAAGCATTTGTCGAAACTATTTTTGCAGAGTTGCGCCGCGCTTGCGGTTTGCCTGACGTACACGTATCTTTTTGGCGTGGCGAAACGTGCAAATCCTATTATTTTTCGACTGCCTAAGCCGGAAACGCGTGCTTTGCATGCGTTTGCGGCGTCGCATGGCGTATCGGCGAATCGCTATATGAAACGGCTGGCGCTCGAATTGCTCGGATCGGATAACAGTTGGCTAACCGATATAGCGAACGAATCGTCCGTTATGCCGAACGCCCCGATGCGCTCGCAAATCGCGCCTGAGAATAGAGCGGCGCCAGATCGGCCGGCGATCCGCGGCGGGTTTGCGGAAAAGATAAAATAACAGATTGTCCGATTTGCAAGCCTAAATCGGCCCATTTTTCTGTCAAAAATTTCGTGGGAAAAGCTTTTCCCAACTCGAACAAGCCGCTCGAGATCGCCGGCTCTGCGTCGCGAGCACTGATTCGTTTTGCGTCTAAGTTATTGATGCTACTCAGCTATCAGGATGCAAAACGAACCAATTGACCGGAATAGCGCCGGCGCGCCAGGCCGGCCTGGCGCCGCCAGCTGGCTATTTTCTGCTAAATAGTTGATTTTTCTAGTAAAAATGGACCGCGACCGGCACCGAGTTAAAAGGGCCCCATCTCGCACCGCCCCCCAAAAGTTTCTGTGAATTAGCTGCACCGCCGTACAATTTGTTATAGAACTCAGATATTTATACGTTTTGTTATAAAAGACGGCCGCCAGGCTTGACTTAACCCTTTACTCAGCGCATGGTTTCAGCACTCTAATGGGGGCAGCTATGCAGATGATTTCTTACATTCGCGTCAGCACACAGAAGCAGGGCCGGACCGGGCTCGGCGTCGAGGCGCAGCGCGAGGCCATTCGCCTCTTCGCCGACGCGCACGACATCGGAATCGTTGAGGAATACGTCGAAGTGGAGACCGGAAAGGGCTTCGATGCGATCGGCCGCCGGCCTGTTCTGGCGTCGGCGCTGGCGGATGCGCGTAAGCGGAAGTGCGCGGTGCTGGTGTCCAGGCTCGATCGGCTGAGCCGCGACGTCGCCTTCATCTCGGGCTTGATGGCGCGCAAGGTTCCGTTCTTCGTCGCCGAGCTCGGCCTCGACGTCGATCCGTTCATGCTGCACATCTACGCCGCGGCGGCGGAAAAAGAGCGGCGCAACATCGGCGAGCGCACCAAAGCCGCTCTTGCCGCCGCCAGACGGCGCGGCGTTACCCGCGCCGGCAAGCCGTTCACGATCGGCAATCCACGGATCGACCTGGCGCGCCGCGCGGCGGCGAAGCTGTCCCGCCGCGAGGCCGACCGCTTCGCCGCCAACGTTGCGCCGCTGATTCGTCCTCTCCGGGCTCAGGGCCTGACGCTCGCCGAGATCGCCGCGGCGCTCGATGCGCGCGGCGTTCAGACGGCTCGTGGAGCGGACTGGTCCGCGCAACAGGTGAATGCGACGCTGCGCCGGGCCGATCTGGCGGCCGAACTGCGGCCTTGACATGATACTGTGGTATCGAATAGCTTCGTTTCGTCGGTCGAGGCGGCGCGTCGGCCTCACACACCTGAGAAAAAAGAGATGAATAACAGTGCGATCATCGGCGGCAAGTCATGCAGGTCGTGCATGCACCGGCGCATGGCAGGCCAGGAGACGTTCTGCTACCGCTACCCGCCCACTGTATTGCTCGTGCCGATGCCCGGCCCGAAGGGTCAGGTGGCTCCTGGCTTCCAGTCGGTCTATCCAGCCGTCAATCCCGACATGCCGTGTGGCGAGTACGCTCGGTCCGAGGTTTTCGCGTCCGAGGAAGTTCAGACGTCGGTGCTCGGGGAGACGCGGCAGTGATGTTTGGTCTCGGCGTCGTTGCCGGATTTCTCGCTGGCTGGATCGCCGCGGCGCAAGTCATGCGCTGGCTACATAACCGGTCGCGGCCGCGGGCGTTTGGAGTACGGAAGCGATGAGCCTTGTCATAGCTTTCGTTGCGGTCGGCGTAGTCGTTTCGCTCGATTTCGGACTGGGGCTAGGCGCATTGTTTACGATTTGTTTTTTCTGGGGCACAGGAGCTTTCGGATGAGCGAACTTGATGATCTCGAGCGCGAGTTGCTCGAAGCAGCGGACACGTGGTTCGCACAGAGCCTGCACCTGAAGCTGCAGCATTTGATCGCGATTGCGCGGGCGGGCGAAGCGGCGCTTCGTGCGCAGCAGGCGTCAGCGGCGACAAAAACTCCGCCAGGCTTTAAGATGCCGCCGAGCGATCCGGTCGATCAGCCGGCCGCGCCGCGTTCGTCGCCGGGCGGCGGAGCGGCCGCTTCGGTTTCGCCGTCGAAGTTCTGCGAACCGGCGGACATGCATGGGAACGGCGAATGACGCGGCATTGGCGCGACAAGGGCGACGACGCCAAGCGCTACCACGTCACGATCGCCGTCTCGTCCAAGCTGCGCGATCGGCTGTGGGCGTTCGCCGAGTTGCTCGGTCGGCCGCCGACTGTCGTGGCCCATGACCTGATCGACAAAGGCGTCCCGGCGGCGGTCGACGAGAAGCATGGAGCGGCAGGATGACGATTATCTGCATCAAGGACGGCGTTGTCGCTGCCGACGGGTCCACTTGGCAGGCGAACGGCGCGATTCTTGTGTCGAAGACGACGCGTAAGTTGTGTCGTGCGCAGGATGGCGCTGTTGCGGGTTGCGCCGGCGGGTCGATGAACACACAGCGGTTTCGTGATTGGTTCGTCGGCTCCCGGTCTTACGATCGTCAGCAGACGCCGCCGGTGTTCAATAAGGACGCGGGGTTGTCAGCGGTGTGGCTGGAGCCGAATGGTGAGATGTGGCGTCTTGATGGGGCAGGCCAAGCTTATCGGCTTGAGGGCCAGGACGTCGCCGTGGTCGGCGCTGCGGGGGAGATGGCGTTGGGCGCTATGTACGCCGGAGCTTCGGCTGAGCAGGCTGTTCGAATCTGTGTCGAGCGCAGCGACGCTGCTGGCGGCGAGGTATTCGTTGAGCAGCTTGCGCCTGTCGGCAAAGAGCCGGCGGCGGGCGAGAAACATGAGACGCTATGATGAGCCCGGAATTGGAAGACCTACTGCGCCGATTGAAGGCCAAGGTTGAGGCGATGACGCCAGAGCAGCGCGCGGAGATGCTGCGTGCGCAAGGCGAGTCGTGGGCGCGCTCTGAAGCGGCGTGGCCAAAGCCGAAGTACGAGTGGCGCAACGGCGTCAAGGTCTACGCGTCCTACGAAGATTACTGCAACGACTGAGGCGACAAATGGCTGACAAAGTCGAGAAGCTGGCACGGATCATCGCTCGAGCCGTCACCGGGCTTGACGCTGATACGCGTGTCTACCCGTCCGAGCCTTATCGAGTCGTTGGCATACACGGCTACGCTTTGCCGGCCGAGGAATTTACGCGGTCACTGTGGTTCTCGTTCTCCCGGGTGGCACAGGCTGTGCTCGACGCTGGCTTCGACTGCGCCGACGAGTCGGCAGCCGAGCAGGTCCCGAACGACAAACCGGCTACCGATACACCGGACAGCTTGCCAGTCACCGAGGCCGTCGCGTGGAGCGAGATCGATCGCGACGCGAAGCAGACGGTGAACGACGCGTGGCGCGAGAAGATGGGGTTGGCATGAAGAAGTACATTGTCGAGATCGCGAAGATCGCGTGGCTGATGTGGACAAGCCGGCACGACGGTTTCACCGATGAGCGTGTCAAGGCTTTGCGGCTGAAGAGCCGCAGCCTCGGCGATCGTCTCAAGTTGGTGCGCATGTGGGCCGACGTCGGGAAGTGGGCGGCGAAGGACGTCGTGATGATTGGACCGTGTTACCCAGTCGATGAGTCGAAGGGGCCATACCTCACGTCGGAATTTGTCGACTGGGCCAAGGTCGGAGAGATGCATAAATCTGCGCTCTACTTTATGTCGAAGAGAACTGACTGATGGCGCCACGCGCAAGGAAATGGCTCAAGCTGCTCGAGGAGTTCGTCGCCGAGCTCCGCATCAAGTCGAAGGAAATTGTCTCCACCGACGAGCGCGGCGCGAAGCTGGAATTGTGGGAGAGCCAGCATCGTTTTCTCCGGGTAATCGGCCAAGGCCTCGACGATGACGTCCATTCATTCAACATATTGAAGTCACGACAACTCGGCATAACCACCATTTCGTTGGCGATCGATGTCTTCTGGTTGGCGGTTCACGCTAACCTGATTGGCTGTCTTGTCACTGACACCGAGAAGAATCGTGAGGTTGATCGCAGCATCATCGAGGGCTACGTCGCTTCGTTCCCGGAGGGGTACTTTGGCGAAGCGTTCAGCATCGTTCGATCGAACCGGCAGATGCTGCAATTCTCGAATGGCTCGCGGCTCGACTTGCTGGTGGCCGGCACCAAGAAGAAATCGATCAGTTGGGGCGAGGGCCAAGGCTACGCGCTGATGCACGCTACTGAGGTTGCGGCGTTTGGTGATGTTGAAGGTTTCAAGTCGCTCGAAGAAGGTCTTGCACAGAACAATCCGAACAGGCTGTTCATGCGTGAGTCGACCGCCAAGGGCATGAACCATTGGCGTACGCGCTGGATGGCGGGGCTCAATGATCTGACCGAGCGCTCGTTCTTCATCGGCTGGTGGGCCGGCGACAATAACCGCATCACGCGCGGCGATCCGCGCTTCTCGGCCTACGGGCTTTCGCCGCCGACCGGCGCCGAAGCGAAGATGCTCAAGGACGTGGAGAAGCTTTATCAGCACCGCGTCACGACCGAGCAATTGGCATGGTTCCGTTGGAAGCAGACCAAGGCCGGCGCTGAGCAGAATCTCCTCGAGCAAAATCAGCCGAGCACCTTTGAGGACGCGTTCGTCCAGACCGGCTACAGCTTTTTTCAGGTCGCGGTGATCGGCCAGGACATGAAGCGGATGCAGGACGATCAGCCGATCTTCGATGGCTATCGCTATGAGGTCGACGGTGACTTCTTCCACTTCAAGATGATCACAATGGACTCGAACGTCGACGATGTCGACGACGTCGAGCTCAAGGTGTGGGAAGAGCCGGTCGACGGCGCGCAATATGTGATCGGTTTCGATCCGGCCTACGGCCGAAACGACCACAAGGATCATCATGCAATTCTGGTGTTCCGCTGCTTCGCCGATAAGATGGTGCAGGTCGCCGAGTACATCACGGCTGACGTCGAAACCAAGCACGCGTCGTGGGTGCTGTTCCATCTCTGCGCCGCCTATCGCAACTCAATGTGCAATGTCGAGCTCGGCGGGCCGGGTCGGCTGGTGATGAGCGAGTTCGAGCATCTGCGCCAGTTGATCGGCGCTGAGATGAACGTCGCCAAGACGGCGGCGCGCGGCTGGGAAGACGCCGGCGCGCAGGCGCGCTGGTATCTCTACCACAAGGCCGACAGCCCCGGCGCCGGCTACATGGCCAATTTCGAGACCAATTGGCGCACTAAGATGGAGCTGCTGCACGGCTACCGCGGCGTCTACTCCAGCCGCGAGATCGAGATCCGGTCGTTCGGCCTGCTGCGCGAGATGTCGATCGTCGTCGTCAACGACGGCGAGATCGGCGCGCCGGAGTCGACCGACGAGAACATGAAGGATGACCGGGTGTTCGCCGCCGCGCTGGCGGCGCGCGCCTGGACAGATTGGGTTCGACGCGGCATGATAGCCCAAGGCTTGACCTACGACGTGGTGATGAAGGCCGAGTCGGGTCAAGAGACGAAGCAAGAGACGGCGGTCAATTCGATTGTTCGAAACTTCTTGCGGACGCAAGAGGAGCGGGCGAACACCGAGCCGGAGCCGCCGAAGTGGCTCCATGACCAGGGCCTTGCTTGAGGAGCGAGAGATGGTGACGGCGGTTATCAAACTTATTGCGTCGACACTGGCTGGAGTAGCTCAGACTATGTGCCGAGCGCAGGCCGGGCATGGTGGTTACGCTCCTGAAAAAGTTGTGCTGAACCCCAGTAACTGGGCGGAGTTGGCATGCGACATGACCAGTAAGGACTTGGATATATCTCAGGGCGTCACAATTTTAGATGTTCCTGTTAAGGCAGGCCCCGAGGCTTGGTTGGGGTTTGCTGTTTTTTCATGGAGCGAGTGATGGCAAAGCAGTCGAGAGACTACAAATTTGCAGCGCCTGATGAGGGCGTTAAAATGTCGCAGCCGGAAGACGACGCGCTGTTCGGCGACGACTCGCCGGTCGAAGCGCCGCCGACTGTGCCGGAGCCCGAAGATCCGATGCGTGATTGGCATGCGATGCCGGAGCCGCCGGAAGTCGGTGGGCGCTACGGCGCGCCGCCCCACGACCACGCGTTGGTGCAGTTGACGCTCGACGGCGAGCAGAGCGTTGTGGCGCAGTGGCAGACGTCGCGGCGTTGGGCCGGGACCAGCGCGGGCAAGCGCTGGGAAGCCTATGGTTTCTGGGCGCAGCGCAACACCGGCGGCAAGCCGGTGGCGTTCGAGCCGAAGGGCTGGCGGGAGTGGCGGGGATGACGACGACATCCGTCGATTCTGAGTGGGTTGATTCAGATCAGTATTTAGGCCCTCGCATGAAGCGAATCACTTTCGAGTGTGGAAAGTGCGGGCATAGGTGGATTCGGACCTTGAAGGCCGAGCCCAAGAAGGACCCGCCTTGTCCAAATCGTCGCTGCGTTGAAACGTCGCAAATGACCGATCTGAAGCGCGAGAATGAGAACCTGCGGCAGATGCTCGAAGAGGGCCGCGCGCCGGCGACGATCGGCCAGAACATTCGCGTCAAGGCGGTCGACGAGACGGCGCGCATCGTCATGGAGGACGGCCACTACACCGACTTGCGCGACAACATCCGCGAGGGCGAGGCGATGGCGCCGAAGCTGCCACAGGCTCAGCAGGCGTTGGCCGACGCGATGTTCTCCAACAAGCCCGACAAGGTGACGCCGGTGATCTCGACCGACGGTCGGCGCGGCATGACGATTCCCTCGGCGCGGCTGCGCGCTGTCGGCGAGCGGGCGATCCGCGGGGCCTACGCGCGCAACTCGGTCAAGCCGACGGCAATCATTCCGACCTCGCGTCCGGCGCCTGTGGCGATCAAGAATGACCGCTATAATCCTGGTCGGCCAAGCGCCGAGGGCTACAAGAAAGGGTGACAAAATGCCGCAGACCACGAAAACCAAAGGCGCTGGCGCGTTCTCCAAGTCGATTGCTCCGGTCAAGACGTCGTCGGCCGCCAAGCCCGCGACGACCGCCAAGCCGGCAGGCCGAATCGGCAATCTCGGCGCCTTCGCGCATGCGCCGAAGAAGAAATCGTCGCGGAAGGCTTGACGGTTCGGCTGAGCGCGCGCACTATCATTTCCGATCCGCAGGTTCCCCAATCTGCTGGTCCGTTTGTTGACCCTCCCAGACTCCCGCAGCCCGGCGCCTCCCCTAGCGCCGGGCTTTTTCGTCAGTTCAGCAGCGGCCGGGCGAAGCGACCGAAGATGTTGATCGCGCCGCGCGCGGCGACATCGGCGCCCTTGTAGATCGTCCACGTCGCAATCGACACTTCGATGGCGTTGGCCGGCACGGTCCATGCGGCGAAGCGCTGGTAGCCGGTCGCGCTCAACGGCAGAACCGCGGTTGCCGGTCCGGCGTTGGTCTGGTAGCTGATCGTCACGTTGGCGGCGATCGGCGTCAGCACGATCGAGCGGTTGACGTAGAACGACACCGCCCAGGTGAGCGTGTCGCCGAGCTTGGCGTAGCGCGAGATTGCGCGCATCATCTGCGGCGCCGTGAAGTTCGGCGTCAGCGAGTAGATGCACGTCATGGTGACGATCGGCGGGACCGGCGGCGTGACCGGCGCGACGTAGGACGCCGATTGGTCCCACATTGTCGGCGGCTTGAGTAGCGTCCAGCGCCCGAGGCCGCTCTCCTCCATCCAGAAGATCGACGGCGTCGGCGGCGTCGGCGGCGGGGGCGGCGCGATTGACAACGAGGCGCTGTCAGGCGGTTTTGGCGGTGGGAGGCGTGATGTGTCGCTCTGACCGAGCCACTGCGACACGAAGTTCGGTAGGAACTCGCCCTTCGGCGCGCCGGGTGGGAGGGCGAGATCGTCGATTCGACGGTTCGGTGGCAGACGCGGCGTGTCGCTCTGTCAGAGCCATTGCGCGACGAGGCTCGGCGTGAATTCTCCCTTGTAGCCGATCGGCGCTGCGAGGTCGGCCATGCCCGTCTTCGGCGGTGGCGGGCGAACGTCACTCTGCCCCATCCACTGCAAGACGAG